GGAATTATCTTTAATTTCACCATCAGAGTCCCAATCGCCGCCCCAGCGAATCTTTAGGCCTAATTGATGTCCTATTCCTCGTAGCATACCACCCATATAATGGAACCTTTCCCTATCATCCCAATCTATAGGATATGGAGCAAGATCAACAGCTTTCCCAGACATATGCCTTGAATATTTAACCTTCGTTGCTCCTTTTTCAAGGAGTTCTGCCTGACGTTCTTCACTACGAACACCTTCAATGATAGTTACATCCATGATCTTAATAAGCTCATTAAGAACATTAACGAGTTTGGTATTTACACCTTTCAGTCTTTCCCGACTTCTTTTACCAAACCTTGGCATTACTTAGAACCGAATACCTTTGAGAAAAAGCCTTTCTTCTTTTTCTTACCTTTTTCAGAAAGTTTCTTACCTTTCTTCTTCTTCTTTTTCTTTACCTCTTCCATACCAGCCATATTCATATCTGAAGCATTGGCAGCTGGAACAGCACCAAAGAAAATTAATCCAGATAATATTCCTGTTAGTATTGTTTTCATATTATTTTCCTTTGAATACACCTTCCATTAAATCTGTAACGATATCAACAACTCTTTCAAAAAAGACCTGTTCTTTCTCTTCAGATACAAAAGGTATATCTATTTTTTCATTGATCTTAGTAGCAATATCATTAGCAAACTCATCAGATGCTAAAAAGCCCATTGCTTCTTCCTGCATCTTATCAGCTTGTGCCTGTGCCATATCCATCAGCATTTTCTTTAAGTCCATTTAAGACTCCTTTATCTTTTTGGTTTTTAAATACAAATAATAAATCTGTGCTAGAAACATTATACACATTAAGACACCTGAAATAATATCAGTCCAGTAAACCAAACCCAAACTAGTACTTATACTTGTCACTTTTAAACTATCCATTTCATTTACCATTTATCCTACTAATACTACCTTTAATTTCCATTAACACATCTGACATATCATTAATCTCTTTTACAGAATCTTCATGCCTTCTGTCTCTAGTTTCATCAGAGCGATTCCACCTTTCAATTAATTTGATGATCATACCTTCCATATTCTCCAATGTTTCAGATTGACCCTTATTCTCAACCTGTAATTCCTGTATTGACTCCGCTTGCATTTCACTACGTTTAGCATTTTGGTAGACCATAAAGACAAACATACAGCCTACCACACCAATCATTCCATATTCTGCGTAGAGTGCTAAAAACTCTTCCATTACTTCTTCTTCCGCTTACCCCAACTAAGTGGGTTTATGTTAAATTCCTTTTCATAGAAGGATACTTTCTCTGCCAACTCTTCTCGTTCAATCCTTTCCTCCACGATATGTTTACCAAGTAAGTCCCCAATTTGCTCATTAGCAGCAAGCATCTTATCTTCAAGCTCTCCAAGTCTACTCTCCACACGCCAATAGCCATACACAAGCATCCCGACCAAAACAAATAACTGCCCCAACCATTTGAGGTTAATGCTAACGATAGCATTATCATCAACAACAGTCCCCCTATAACTTCTAGCAGTTTCCGGTTTTCCACTCACTTCACCTTCCTATAAATAACTATCCAAAGTAATACTGAAAATATTAACCAGAATAAAGGGGGATATATAGTTTTTAACATCTGCAATACTATAGCAGAGCAAACAGCTATAATAGCTACATCCCATTTATCTAAATCTCCCACCCTGAAACTGACCAGCCTGAATCACAACCTGAGACAAACATAACAAAAAGTAGAATAAAAAATAGAAAGGCCATATACCCTGCCCATACTTTAATCTCTTTCTTCGACATAAATATATTCTATTTTAATGTCATAACTTGTAGAAATAATCCAATTCATAATACCATCCACCATGCTATTGCTGTTTCTACGATCAAGTCAGATGCAGTGTTATATGCCCATTTTTTCTTCGATCCATAGGTTTCCTCGTCTCCTTCAACAAACCATTCAAATACCTCCCATAAAACGCCAATAATGAACACTCCTGCTACACACCAGAAGTCTGACCAAGATAACCATTGAAATATTTTGCAGAAGAAAGCACCAGCTGCTAAATGATATGAAGTCCAATGATCGAGCTGACCTGAACTAAGTTGCCATGACACTAATTTTGCTATAGGATTATTCATACATTAACCTCTATACGCTAACAGCGTTGCATTAGAATCAGTATGATTAACAACACTGGCAATGTCTCCATAGATCACATCTCCGGGCTGCATAAAGATAAAAGCACTGGTAGCACTGTCACCAATATTTGAATTAATTTTGATCTTGCAGAACTGAGATGCAAATGCTGTACTGCTAGGCACAATAGCACCTACACACTGCAAAGCAATCCATCTAGTTGCACTATCTCCCGGAGTTTGAGAATCTGAAGCATGTTCTCCAACAACATCAAACCCATTTTGACCAATTAACAAGCACAACGCTTCATTTGCTCTATATGTTTGTATACCCATATCAAACCTTTAAATGTTTAGATACTTCTTCTGTACCTTTATACATAGGAACGATCCTCGAAAGAAGTTCTGTTTTAGTTTCACTCCCACCATAAGCAACTCCACGCTTATCATAGAAATCTTTTACCTCTGCTTTAGTATTTGCATCAGTAGGATAATCTGCTTGTAATGTAGCGACACCATTGATTATATGATGTCCTCCTACTATCAGCCTACCATGTCCATCACCATGCTTCTTAGCACACTCAGCAACATAGTATTCTTCAGCAGTCTTAAAACTGTTAGTCTTCTTAGCTACTGAGCCATCTACATCAACAAAGTAATCATAGGACGAAGGGTAAGTCAGAGTCTCTGTAGACCCATCTGCATAAGTTTTTGTGCGTGTTGCACCCGGAGAGGTATTTCTATGAATCCTAACTCGATGACCCTGACTACACCTTCTTACAATCATTAATCAATCCACCTTTTATGATACCATAGATGAAATAATCTGTGCTTCAGCACTTCAACTACTAATCCAACTAATGAATCAGATTCATACTCACCTATCGGTACTTTGTAGATAGCTTTGTATTGTTGTTTCATGCTTCTGCTTCAGCCTCTTCTACTTCTTCAGGTTCTTCTAAAGCCTTTCTAAGCATATTAATGAACGCTTCTTTACCTACAGATAACTGGTCAGCCATAAACTGATTCGTATTCTGTTTGTTCTGCAAATCATTAATGTGATTTACCATCATTTTCTGTTCATCAGTCATATCTTCGATAATGTACTCTTTATCATCTAGATTCAAGACTGGCTTTTCTTTTTTGTCTTTAGCCATTGTATTGACTCCTTGTGTTAGTTAATTATTTATTTTCTAATGCTTCCACTTTTGCTGTTAATTCTTGCACTGCTTTGATTAATGGTGTAATTAATTCTGTTTCACCAAGTTCTTGCATACCATCTTTACCCTCACTCCAAACTGGAAATTCTGAGTGACCAGCCTTATCCATAGCTTCTTTAACTTCTTGAGCTATGAAGCCATAATGTTTTCTATCGGGATTTTTTCTTTCAGTTTCATTTGCATCGTATCCATCAAATGTTTCTGGATATTCACTTGGTGCTTTTTTCTTGAATGTAACTGGTCTAAGGTCATTAATAAAGGATAACCCAAGTTCACTATCTTCAATATCTTTTTTGATTCTTATATCAGATGAATGCGACCAAGTTGCGTTCTCACCAAAATCTACTGTAATGAAATCTGATGCTCTACCTATTTTACAAGTTTCTGTTCCAGCCCCTGCAAATGCGTTACTATTATCAACGCCTGCTCCTATTACAATTTCATAAGTGATATCAACAGCACTTACCTCAGTATGAAAGCCAAGACACACATTATTAGTTCCTGTCGTAATATTTTCACCAGATTGACCACCAAGTGAAGTATTATGTGAACCCGTTGTTGTCGCAGCACCCCCCCTATATCCGAATCCTGCATTCCATTTACCTGTAGTTACATCTCTTAGAGCCTCAAAACCAACGGAACTATTATAACTACCGGCATTCATAACCCCACTCATAGTAGAATTACCAATGCCTACATTTCGAACTGAAGTGGCAGTTTCCCAGTCACCACTTCCAGAATTATGTCCAATAAATACATTATTCCCGGAAGCATCAGCGGCAGTATCTAAAGCACCACCAAAGGCATTGTAGCCGATAGCTGTATTACCACCACCCTCAACAATATCATTCATGGCATTATACCCCACAGCCGTGTTACCAGCACCAGACGTGAGTGCGGTGAGAGCAGATGAACCAATGGCAACCGTACCATCAGATACATTAGAAGTGTTAGTTACAGTAACTGCCGCTCCAGCATTCCTACCGACAAATGTACATTTATTTGCAGTTGTGATTGAATCGCCAGCATTAGTACCGATACAGACATTGTTTGCCCCAATAGTCATTGCAGTTCCCGCTAAATACCCTACAGCCGTATTGCCATCAGCAAGAGTTACAGCCGCTAATGCCGCATGACCTACAGCAACATTATTATTACAGTCATTCATGACTCCAGCCATAGTCCCTGTTCCAATAGCAATATTATTTGTTGATGCTACTCCAGTCCATTGACCACCCATAGCTCCTAATACTGAGCCTGATGGATGTCCACTACCAATAGCTATATTACTATCATTTTGTAAGCCAGCATCACCCAGCATAGCTTTAAAGCCGATTGCTATGTTAGATATGCCTATGGTAGTCTCTGAACCTGCATAAAAACCAAGAGCCACATTTCTTGCACCAGTTGTCAGGGCTGTGAGGGCAGATGAGCCAATAGCGATTGTGCCATCAGGGTCGGTGGTGCCACTACCACTTACAGTTATTGCTTGCCCAGCATCCGTTCCAATTAAAACTGTATTATTGCAAGTAGTTATTGAATCACCAGCATCCTTACCAATCGCAACATTTCTACCACCATCAGTAATCGCCGTTAAAGCACCTGAACCCACTCCGACATTATTTGCTTCTGCCCCAGTGCCACCAGCACCGGCAGATTTACCTACGTAGGTATTGTTTGCACCTTCGCAGTTAAATCCAGAATTGAAACCAACTGCTGTATTATCATCTTCTCCAGCTACATTGCCAGCATATAAGGCGGCATCTCCTATCGCTGTATTCCCAGTAGCACCAGAATCAGCGGCATTAAAAGCATTATATCCAAATACTGTATTATTAACGCCACCAGCATCATTATTCGATAGCGAGATTCGGGAGTTGGCATCGAGTAACAATTTAACAGAATCAGAAACACGCAAATCTACCGAAGTATCAGTAATTATTTTTACAGCCCATTCAGCATCATCGTCTAAAAAGCCACAATTACCACTATCTGCATATACGTATCCATCTGCATTACCAGCACTATCTACAAATATTATACCAGAATCATCACCAGAACTTTTTATCAATAAAGAAGTATTATAAGAACCACCATGAATTTCTAATTTTGAGGCTCCGACAGAAGGAGTCGAAGCACCTGCTGGAGTGCCTCCAATTCCCACATTGCCTGCATCATCAATACGCATACGTTCTGTCGGTGAACCACTATCATCAAGGTCGGATGTCATAAATAATATTCTGCCCGGTACTGAATCACCATCTGGAGCGGCATCACCTTGAAATCTTATAATTGATGAGCCTTTTAAATCATTGTCGGTATCGTAACCTTGTGCGACTATTTGTCCAAGTGTCTCTCCAGCCGCCGTTGCCGCCGCTGTACCAATCGTAGCATTTGCTGATTTCCTCAAATTTAATGTAGACGTATGAGCATCTGTTGTACTGTAACAACTTAATGTCGCATTTTCATCAGACGCAGACTGTGCAACCTCGAAAGGAGTTGATGGAGCCGCAATTCCAATTCCCACATTGCCTGACTCAAGGAT